GAGGCCGCCGCCGGTGCTCGATAAGCGAAGCGGCCCCGCCACAGGGCCGCCTCGGAGTGGTACCACCACCGCCACCATGCTACCCGACCAGGGTGACCCTCGGCGCATCGGCGAGCTGCTCGGCGTCTGGCTTTCCCTCCGCATGGAAGAGGTCGACGCCCTGGTCGACGAGGGCGAGTCCAAGGTGACCGCCATCCCCGACCAGCGGACCCTCTGGCTGCTGTTCGGCGAGACGCTGGTCCGGCTCCACTGCCTCGAGCTGGAAGTCGCCGAGCTCCGGAAGGGGGCCCGGCGGTGACCTACCCCGACGCCGACCGGCTGCTGGCCACCCTCCGCAACGGCGCATGGCTGGACGCCCAGGAGTTCCCGCCGCTCGCCTACGCCGTCCCCGGCCTCATCCCCGAGGGCTCGGTGCTGCTGGTCGGCGCCCCCAAAATCGGCAAGTCCTGGCTGGTGCTGTCCATCGCGCTCGCCGCCGCCGAGGGCGGCCGGGCCCTCGGCCTCGAGGTCCCCCAGCGCCCGACGTTGTACCTCGCCTTAGAGGACGGCCACCGGCGCCTACAGGACCGCTGCCGGCGGCTGCTGGCCGACGGCCCCATCCCCGAGCAGTTCCAATACATCACCATGATTGAGCCGGGCCGGGTGGCCGACACCATCGCCGCGTGGCTGCGCTGGCACCAGGAACCGCCGCCGCTGGTCGTCTTGGACACCCTCGGCCGGGTCCTGCCGCCGGCCCAGCTCGGCGAGTCGAGCTACCAGCGCGACTACCGGGTCGGGACGGCCCTCAAGCGCATCGTGGACGACCTCCCCGGGATGACGCTGCTCACCAACCACCACGACCGCAAGGCCAACGCCGACGACTTCGTCGACGCCGTGAGTGGACCCCATGGCTTGGCCGGCGCCGCCGACACCATCATCGTCCTGGCCCGCGACCGCCAGGAGTCCGCCGGGCTGGTGAAGGTCACTGGCCGCGACGTGGCCGAGGGCGAGTACGCGGTGCGGTTCCTCGACGGCGCGGTCTGGGAGCTCCAAGGCGGGGACCTGGAAACGGCCAGGGAGAAGGCGCAGGCGGTGCGGGCGACGACCGGCGTCTCCGACCGGATGCTGGACGTCGTCCTCTACGTCTACGAGCACCCCGAGGGCGTTCGCCGCGGCGACGTCGCCAAGGCCCTGGACCTGGACCCCCGGCAAGCCAGCGTGTACCTGGGCCGCGCCGTGGCCGCCAATCGGCTCAAACGCGCCGAACGCGGTCTCTATGTGCCTGTTATCAGTGTTGCGTTGTTATCTCCCGAGGCCCTGAAAGATAACAACGCAACAGACATAACACCCCCTGGGGGGACCGAGTCGCTGTTCGAGCACGACCCCGACGACCACCCCGGGAGGTTCACCCAATGACCGACCTGAAGCCCGGCACCATCGTCGGCGGCACCAGCCTGCACGACCCCGAGCGCCGCATCCGCTTCGGTGTGGTGCTCGCCCCCGAGCCGTCCGAGCGGGTCCGGCGCATCTGCCACGACGACCCGGCCATCTGGAGGCCAGCGGTGGCCGCACTCTGCGCCGAGGTCTGGCCACGGGGGGAGTACCCCGACCGCGCCCCGGCCGAGCTACCGTCCGACGACACCGACGAGACAGCGGCGAGCCGCTGCGACTACTGCGGTCGAACGTTCTCCCTCCGCAAGGCAGAGCTGGGCTGGCGCTACACCTACACGTCCGAGGAGCACGGACAGGGAATCTTCACGACTGGCATCTACTGCTCGGACCCGTGCGCGGAGTGGTCGGCGAACCGGGTCGGGACGTCGCGGGGGTAGCGGTGAGAGAGGACGACCTGGCTCCCTTCGCCATCGCCGACGGGCTGCTGGCCCGCATCGCCGAAAGCCCGGGGCGGATGAGCGAACGAGAAATCGACTACCTGGTCGAGCAGGCCCGGATGGTCCTGGCCAAGTCGACCGGGGAGACGTTGCACGATGCCGGCCGGGCCATGGAGAAGGCCCTCGACGAGGGCGGGCTGACCATCCAGTGCGGCGGCCAGTTCGCCGTCGTCACCATCTACGGCCGGCTGCTGGTTGTGTCCTCACCCGGGTCGAGCTGGCCGGCACCTGCCACCCTGAGCGCAACTAGCCTGCTAGGTGATGCATCGCCCTGCGTAGTATCCTCATCTTGTTTACCGTCTAGGTGGGAATGCGAGCGCCGATGCCTGACCTGCTCGACCAGCTGCGCGAACGCCGAGACGCGGCCCGGGCCGCCCAAGACACCGTGTTGACCCGCGCCGCCGAAGAGCAGCGCGACCTATCCCCCGACGAGCTGGCAGAGCACGGCCACGCCGTCGCCGCGGAACGGGAAGCCGCGGACGCCGCCGACGCCGAACGCGACCGCCAGGTCGCCGAGGTCCGCGCCGCCGCGACCCGCCGACCTGGCCCGCAGACGCCGCGTGAGCCCGTCTTGTCCCGCGAACAGTCGGTGTCCGACTGGCTGCAAGCCCGCGGCCGGTTCGACCAGGCCGACGCCGAGGGACTGAGCTTCGACAGATATCTGAAGGGCATGGCAACTGGCCAATGGGGAGGCGCCGAGCACGAGCGGGCACTGGCCGAGGCCACCGTGGGCGCTGGTGGCGCCCTGGTCCCGGCGCCGCTGTCGGCCCGGGTCATCGACCTGGCCCGCAACCGCACCGTCGTCATGAAAGCCGGCGCGCAGACCGTGCCCATGACGAGCAACACCCTGGCCCTGGCCCGGCTGACGTCCGAAGGCACCCCGGCGTGGAAATCGGAAAACGCCACGATTACCGCCGCGGATATGGTTTTCGACCGGGTCACATTTGCCGCGAGAACTTTGGTCCGAACCATTTTGCTTTCCGTCGAGCTGTTCGAAGACGCCGACCCGTCCAGCGAGGGCGTCATCGCCAATTCGTTCGCCGGCCAGATGGCGGTCGAGCTCGACCGGGTGGCCCTGCTGGGCACCGGCACCCCGCCCGAGCCGCGCGGCGTGCTCAACCAGTCCGGCATCACGTCGACCGCCCACGGCGCCAACGGGACGGCCATCACGAATTACGACTGGTGGCTTGACGCCATCGGCGCCGTCCGGGCGGCCGGGTTCGAACCCAACGCCCATATCCAGGCGCCCCGGTCGTCGACGTCGCTGTCCAAGCTCAAGGAAACGTCGACCCTGGCCTACATGGCGCCGCCAGCGAACATGCTGCCCATGTACACAACCAAGTCCGTTCCCATCAACGTGACCGTGGGCTCTTCGACGGACACGAGCTATGTGTTCACGGCCGATTGGTCGCAGCTTATGGTCGGCATCCGTACCGACTTCACCCTGCGGTTCCTGGGTGAGCGCTATTTGGCCGACAATCTGCAATATGCATTTTTGGCGTACCAGCGCGCCGACGTGCAGCTGGCCCAGCCATCCGCGTTCACCGTCGATTCCGGGGTGAGAGCATGACCGACCGACCCATCGACGCCGACGTCGCCCCCGGCGTGGAAATCGCCGAGAAGAGCGCCGACTTCGAACGCCGCGTCGGCGAGCCGGCCGGGGTTCGCAACCGCCCGACCGGGCCGCCCGAGGTCGCCGACGACGACCTGCTCATCGAGCGCAAGGACCTGGGCGACGAGTCGGCCACGTTCATCGCCAAGGGCGACCACATCCCGCCCGGGCTGGCGTCCCTTCCCCGGCGTCCAGCTCGGGCCGGGACCCGCAAGCGCGGGTAAGTCGTGTCGTGGTTCGACCGCTACGTCTGGCGACGACCTGAGCAGCGCGACGAGCTGACCCTCGAGCAGCTGCTGGCCGAAGAGGGCCGCCCCACCGCGTCGGGTGAGCCCGTCACCATCGACTCGGCCCTACGCCTGTCGACGGTTTGGGGCTGCGTCCGGCTGCTGGCCGATTCGGTATCCACCCTTCCCCTGCACGTCTACCGGGGCGACGACCGCGACCCCATCGCCACCCCGCCGCTGCTGCAACGCCCATCGGCCGACTTCCCCGAGCTGGCCGACTGGCTGTGGGCCATCATGGCGTCGCTGCTGCTGCGCGGGAACGCTTGGGGGCTGGTCACCGACCGCCACGGCGCCGGGTTACTGCCGAGCCAAGTTGACTTAGTCCATCCCGACCGGGTGGCCGTGACCACCAACGGCGACGGGCTGCGCGTCATCCGCATCGGCGGGGTCGAGCAGAACCCGGCCAACGTCTTCCACATTAAGGCGTTTCCCTGGCCCGGCCAGCTCGAGGGCTTGAGCCCAATCCAGTACGCGAGAGAGAGCATCGGCTTAGGGCTCGGCGCCGAACGCTACGGCGCGCGCTTCTTCGCCGGCGCCGACCTGCCCATCGGGTTCCTTGAGACAGACCAGGAAGTGAAGCAAGACCAGGCCGACCGGCTGCGGGCCCGCTGGCGGCAACTCGGCCGCGGCGGCCCGTGGGACGGCCGCGATATCGCCGTGCTCGGCAACGGCGCCAAGTTCCGGCCGTTGGCCATCGCGCCCGAAGAGTCGCAATTCATCCAGACGCAGAAGTTCAGCGTCTCGACCATCTGCCGGTTCTATGGAATCAACCCCGTCATGGTGGCCGGCGAAACGGGCGGGCACGAGGATTACTCAAGCCCGGAAATGCGCGGAAGCGACTTTTTGACCTTTGCGTTGCGGCCGTGGCTGCTACGCATCGAGCGCGCTGTCTCGGGGCTGCTGCCCCGTACCCAACGCGCCAAGTTCAATGCTGGCGGGTTCCTGCGCGCCACCCTGAAAGAGCAGTACGAAGCGCTCGCTATCGGCGTCGGCGCTGGAATCGTCATGCCCAACGAAGCACGGGAAAAGCTCGACCTACCGGCCCTGCCCGGGCTCGACCGCCCACCGGCCGGGCCGCCCGAAGGGGGCGCTGTCGCATGACCGTACTCATCCGCGAAGTCGTGACCGGGCTGGCCGTCCGCGACGACGCCGCCGGCGACGGCCGCATCCTGTTCGGCCCGCTCATCCCCTGGGGCGTCGAGGCCCGCGTGCTCGACCGCGGCCGCATGGTCCTAGAGCAATTCGCCCGCGGGGCCCTGGCCGACACCGACCCGGCCCGGGTCCCGCTCACCGTCCGCCACCCGAAGGACAGCCAAGAGCTACCCATCGGCGTCACCGTCGAGCTGCGCGACGAGCTCGACGCCATGCACGGCGCGTGGCACGTGAGCAAGACGGCCGCCGGCGACGAGGTGCTGGCGTTGGCCGCCGACAACGTCCCATTGGGCTTGTCCATCGGGTTCATGGAAGTGGCCGGGGGTAGCCGCTGGTCACCCGACCGCCGCCGCGTCGTCCGAACCCGGGCCCTGGTCGACCACGTCGCCATCGTCCGAAGCCCGGCATATGTCGGCGCCGGGGTCGTCGGGATACGGGAAGCGGTCGCCGTGGCCGAACAACGCGCCCTGTTCCTGGCCATGCTGCGCAGCCATGGGTAAGCACCACATCAGTGTCGGCGTGGGCCACGCCCAAGGCCGCTGCCGAGCCTGCCGCTCCCGGTTCGTCGGACCCGGTGACCGCTGCCCACCATGCGCCAAGCTGGTCCGCGCCAAGGCAGCCAAGCGGCGCAGGCGCAGGTGACCCATGCCAGCCATCGGGGGCGGACCAACCGGCAGACCATGGCGCCGAGCCCGAGCCCGCGTGCTGGCCGCATCCGACGTCTGCTACTTGTGCGGCCACCCCGGTGCCGGCGCCGTCGACCACGTCATCAGCCGCAAGCTGCGCCCCGACCTGGCACTAGAGCCCAGCAACCTACGGCCCGTGCATGGGTCGCTGAGCCGCTGTCCCTGGTGTCATGGCCGGGCGTGCAACGAGTCCAAGGGCGACCGCCCCGGGCTGCCACCAGCCCAGCAACCACGGCAGTCGCGGCCATGGTGACCCGGTTCTTTTTGCATCGCGCAAAATTCGGGACGCGTTTCCCCCATGCGAACACGCTGGGCAACCCCGTGCCCCCGTCCCGTTGTGTGTGTCCGACATGACCGGGTTGGCGTTGGACTGTCCGCCGCTGTACGGCACCCTGCGCGAC